TTAGGCGCGCACGTGAGCTGCATCTAAGGATGATTGACCCATGGTTGCGAGGGGATTAAAGCGTAGGGCCGTTTCCAGGTGATCGGGCGCGAGGTGGGCATAGCGCATGGTCATTTTTATGTCGTGGTGGCCGAGGATTTTCTGAAGGGCAAGGATGTTCCCACCTGACATCATAAAGTGTGCTGCAAACGTATGGCGCAGAACGTGGGTAAGTTGACCGCGTGGGAGCACTATAGAGGTCTTATCCATTACGGATAAAAACTGGAAATAGCAGTCAGTAAAGAATTTGAAGCCGTCCAGGGCAATGATTTCTTCGTATAGATCTTTTCTGATGGGAATACTGCGGTTCTTTTTGCCTTTGGTCCTGACGAAAGTGATTCGGTACTTAGTGACCTGGGAACGCGTGAGATTCACAGCTTCGCGCCAGCGTGCTCCGGTACTCAGGCAGATTTTAACGACCAAAGCGAGTAGGGCGCTTTGGCGTTGGCAGTCGTACAGAAGTTCTGTGATCTGTTCATGCGTTAGCCAGGCCATTTCTTTTTCGGCAATAGTGAACTTGCGCATGCTTTCCAGTGGGTTTGGTGCAGCCCATTCTCCAAGACGGGCCAGCTCGCTAAACACGCTGCTCAGATAGCTTTGGTTCAGATTGATAGTTACCGGGCTGGCACCTTTTTTCCACTTCTCGCTAAAGTAGATTTCGCCCGTTAGTCGCTTGTCACGGTAATGCGCGAACAATTTCGAGCTGAGGTCAGTAGCGAGAGGGTTTCCGAGTGCACCGACCATTAGGACCAACTTGTTGTAAACATGCTTGCCAGCGGTCAGGGATTTGCCGTGTAGTTTGAACCAGAGTTCAACGACGTCTTTCAGCGCTCGGCGGTCTACTGATTCACCCAGCCAGGGCTTAGCCTCCGTTTCTTCCATAGTATGGCGCTCAAAGGCCAATGCTTCGCCTTTGGTGGCGAACTGCTTACGCACACGACGCCCACTGCGTCCGGCGGGGTAGCATTCGCAAATCCATTTTCCTATGTCGAGTTTTCGTACTGCCATAAAAAATGCCCTCCATTTTGGAGAGCATTTTTACTGTATACATAAACAGTATCAACGTATGTTGTTTTAAGTAACATACATCACAGGTATCTATAAGATTGAGGTGCTGTGATGTTTTCGCCTAACGAGCTAAGGTGGCGGGGCTGATCGTAAATTTTTAACTCACCAATTTTTATAGCAAAGGCTTTCTCTTTACTGTGAAAATACGAATCAAAAAACTGTTTGCTAATGCCAGCGTAACGACAGGTTTTTTTCCATACGGTACTTGGCTTATCTTCTATAACATCAGCGATATCAAACTCAGCAACAATCATACCTACTGGCATAGTTGAGTAAATAACCACAGATTTAACATCTGGGTTTTTGAAGATTCCTTTTCTGAATTCAAACTTCTTTGTTCCATCAAGAATCTTTTCAACATATTCAGGTTTAATTGATAATAATACTTTCATTAACTTCACCAAGTTTAACGATACTATCGAATTGTTCGTTAGTTAACTTCATTACACCCCAGTAGTCCCGTGGGTTTAATCCAACATCAGAAATAAGTTTAGCACGATTTAATCTTTTCGGCAAAGCAAGATTATACGTAAAGCTTATAATGTATGGGTATTTTTTTGTTTTATAAAAACTCTTTAATTCGCTTTCTGTAAATACGGAATAGCGAGAGCAGTAATCAATGAATTCTTTTTCTGTAACAAAAGAGTGAATGTTTCGGACTTTTTCTACAACGCATAAAGATGTTGCAACAGAACGATAATAAGCAGGACCTTGGTTATCAGATGTACGATATATGACTATAATGTCATTTGGTTTCATCAATGCAACCTCTGACATTCCACAGATATATACTTTTCTGATGCTATTGGCATAAGATACATCAGCTACAACATCAGGAGACTCTGTAATCAATTTAGAATCAGGGAACAGACGAGTATGGAAAACTGGGTAGATAGATAGCAGATATTTATTTTCACCACTTCTATCATTAATGAATGGATAATCGGACAGGATGTCACCTGTGAGTGCTTCTCTATTCATTTCTTTAACTAATACTCTTTCGACTCCGTTTTGAGACTCTTTGACACCTACATCAATAAATCCGTAGATCTTAAATAAACGGATCAAGTAATCATGCTTTTCAAATGCGGTTACATATACATTGTCGACATTATTACTTAGCGCATGGTCAAATATTTTTTTTAGGAAACGCTGTCCTCTAAGAGTTCCTTTTGTATTGAATTTGAAAGTACCAACTTTCAGGTGTTTCCCGGCAGGTATATTTGGTCGAACATCATCTACAACCCCCTCTTCAGTTTTTAGATAAAGAAATCCATCAATAGAATCGTTCTCATTGAAGAGTACATAGGCGTGGTCATTAGTGTTGCACTTAGCATTGAACCATTCAACAAAACCATGAGAATAGTCAGCTTTCAAAGAATCAAAAAAAGCATCTGAAAAATTGACTTGATTGAAAGGTATGTACTTTAGGTTTTCCATGTTCATAATCCTCTTCTAAAATCGCATGACAAACAAATGGACTTTGTTTTCGATAATACTGCAAGTGTCTTTTCTGGAGCATTACAATTAGTACACGTTTCCCAGCTTCTTAGTTTCCCTTCAATTTTATAAATGTTTATCAGAATCTCATCCAAAGGGAAAAAAGTTTTCATTATCTTAATAATACTTACTGCAAAACTATCTTTGGAACTCTCAAGATCCGCACCCGAAATTGTTTTGTCCTGAATCAAACATTGAGCTAATTCTCTTAGCGGTTTTTTGTAAATTTCTTCGACGAAAATAATAAAGGCGATCAGAAATTCCTTTCTTATTTCTTTGTTGTTACTTTTCCCTAGGTGAATAACTTTATTTCTTTCTGTGCGTAAAGTGTCATATATATTATTAAAACGAGGTGATAGATCTTTCCCGCTAATGCTCTGAGCTATTTTATGCAGTTCGGCTGCATCTAAGGTTGCACACTCAAAGAAAGATTTCCCCTTATAGCAATCTTTAACTTCTTTTAATAGAAGATAAACACTGTGTTCAGCAATTATTGATTTGAGATAGATTTCCGCTGAATTGAAAAGAATCACTAACCCTGACTGAAAAAAACTATCTTTTTCAGAGATTAGCCTATTTAAACGTTGCTCTTCTGTTTCAGGCTGAGCTGGGGTTTGTAAGATTTCTATATCTGGGGTGAAGTGCAGATAAAAAGTTTTAACAAAAAACTCTAAGTTCCTTTGTGCATAGAGATACATTTCTTTATTATCTGGCAAATCCTTCATTTAAATTTCCTTATAAATACGCATGCATTTAGCGATGCAACGAATATCCGATAATAAACACTCGAACAATGACCCAGTATTAATAACTTTGACTTTACCAACAGGGATTCTTGTCAATTCACGAATGCTATATTTTCCTTCAATTTCAACAAGCCAAAATCCGTCGGAAATTTCAACAAAAACTTCATCTGCAATGTAAGTGCTTCCAGCATCAACTATTGATAGAGGCTTTTGCAAAACATCGGATATTAGCGATTTATCAAAGAGTAAAAAATCAGAATCATGCAACTCGCCGTTAACAATGCTCCTCTTTTTAATGACTAAGACATCACTTTTCGCGTTTTCATAAACAGGTCCCTCCCCATTAGTCAGCCATGTCAGGGACGTGCCTGTTTCGAGAGCGCACTGAATTATCCAGTCTGCGGGGAAGGTATCTCGCATGTATCTGTTAGCCAATGTACTTTTTGACACTTCTAAGTGGTCAGCAAGGGCTTGCCGTGTTGTAAAACCGTATGCCTCGACCAATCGCTCAATCGCAGCCTTGCCACCCTGATTGGGATTTATTTTGATCTCATTTGGGTACTTTGATGTTGGCATATCTCTTACGCGATCCTGGTATCAATTTAGTTCCCATTTGGGCACTTGCCACGATTACTACCGGCTCACCACAAGCCAATAGGAGATGTTGCATCATGACCCCTAACATTTCAATCACTCTGAATATGCCGCACGTCACAATCGAACGTTATAGCGAGCTGACCGGGCTTTGGTCATGGCTGGATTACCGCACAAGGTCTGCACGTTGTTTCCCTCCCTCCATCACAGCAACCATAAGGCCTCACAGAGTTATTTGATGGAGTTGCTCAAATGGTAGTTAAAGCAAAACGCTTCCACATTGGTGTGGAAGGGGCAACAACAGACGGACGTACCATCGAGCGTGCCTGGCTGGAGCAGATGGCGGCAAGCTATACCAACGTTTCGTGACCGTGGACAAGCTGGAAGCTGAAGAAATTGCGGATGGCTCCTTGAAGGGAAAAATGGCTCTGTATGCTCGGATGATACCGTCAGATGATCTGGTGGCATACCCTAAACGTGGTGGTCGTGGATCTCAGCGGCGATCAGGGATTACTGATGGCTCCCGTGCTGGCCTGGCTGATTGAGAATCAGTCCGATGTTGTCCGTAACTCAGAACTACGTGAAAAGCTGTTTACGTTTGAGGTCGATATCTTGCGCAATTATATCTGCGATATCAGCCTGAACCTGCAACTGACAGAGCGCGTGATCGTTAGTGCTGACGGTGACGTGTCCAGCGTCGAAGCGTTGCCGGAACTGGACGAAATGTGGGTGGTGCGCTGTGGCTGAGCTGCAGGACGTTGACGCCTGGTTAGATGCGCTGCTGGCGGGGGGGCTGGAGCCTGCCGCATGTAAGCGCATGATGCGGGAGCTGGCGCAGCCAGCAGAAAAATATCCAGATGCAGCGCAACCCGGACTGTACGGCATACGAACCACGACGGGTAACGGCACGCACGAAAACTGGCCGTATACGTCGGCAGATGTTTGCCAAACTCCGCACCGCAAAATACCTGAAAGCCGTTGCCAGCTCGGACTCTGCCAGTGTCGAGTTTGAGGGCAGGGTGCAGCGTATTGCGCGCGTTCATCACTATGGCCTGCGTGATTGCATCAGCCGGAAAGGGCCAGAGGTGTCTTATGCGGAACGACACTTACTTGGTTTTAATGATGACATTTTGGAAAGATTAAAGATTTTTAGCTTTGAATATGATTTTATTTTTCATAAACATACTATGAGTATGTAATTTCTGAAATCTTATCTTTCCACTTCTATCAAAAGATGTACTAGATTTAAAGATTACATTTCTTTTTTTTGAGGGGGATCATCATTGCTAAAATGATTAATTTGATTGAATTAATTTGGTTTTAAATATAAGTGCATGCTTCTGGATGGATTTACGCCTTGTGCTACAATTATCAAAATTGTGTAGATCAATGTTTCACCGCAATCATTTAATGAATGCTATGAAACGTATCTGAGAGCACTACGATGCCAGAAATCCGTGTTTCTTTCATTTCAACGATACTGCTTGTGTTTTTTTTATGCTTTTTTTTCGCGGGAAATAAAGCGCTTGCAGAGCCGACTTCTGTCTCAGCGGTTAATTCGACTCCAATGGGCAATACTGTTCAAAGTAGTCAGGCATCATCTCCAGTACAGAAGTCAAACCCTTTACCTCAATCGGGAACAAAGCAAGTTGTTTGGTTGAGTGATTATGAATTTTGGTTATCGGCTAGTGTTTTAATTTTTGGCTTATTATTGTTTGTCGCGGAAATTTACATTATACGTACTACGGCTACATTTAATCCAGAACAAGCAATTAAGTTAGTGGCAGTGTCGCTTATTATTATTTCTACTCTTTTTATTATTACGGCTGGATTCAGTAGTCAACAAATAGCGCCAGCTATGGGACTGTTTGGTACTGTCGCTGGATATATGTTAGGCAAATACCAAAATAGCAATGAGGAGAAGAGATCATGAGGCGGATTTTAGTTGTTGTACTGTGTGTTGTTGGTGTATATATCAGCTGTGTTCGTGCGGAAACAATGGATTTCCCCTCAACCTCCGCAGAGGCAGGACATATATTTATATCTAATAGTACAGATGCATCTGTGACATTTTATCTCACTGGTGAGGGTGGAAATCAATCTGAGTACACGTTATCTGCACACTCTAGTGGCATTTATCAGCCTGTGCCCCCCTCGAATTCTACAATGGACATTGCTATAACAACCCAAGGTAATAAGGTCTTTAGGAAATTAAATGCAGGGGAGAAATATTATATTGATGCAAACCAGCAAGGAGTGTTTGATGTGTTTTCTACGCAGCCGCAGCAGTAGGTAATCTTGATTTTCAACGTTTTTCTAGAGTGCATTGGGAGACTATGGTAGGTAATTAAATTTTGCTTGCCATGGTCAATTTATTTTGTGGTTTTGTGTTTTTTTATTAACTATATTGTTCTTCATTAATCGTAGGTTGTAAGTGGCTTTGTTAAATTATTTTCTTGGTCCCCATCTACTGTGACAATTAACGTCCCACGCTGAGCATGCAAAGAATTGTGCTAAGGATCGTACAAAGCGCATAAGGTGTCTATGTCATCGATTGGTAACATTCTTGCCCCCATGAATGCTCAACTAACCGAAATCATGCGCCTTATCACTAATCTGATTCGCATCGACATTGTGACCGAAGTAGACCGGGACGGCTGGTTGTGCTGGGTGAAAACAGGCGACCTCGAAACCAACTGGATTAACTGGCTGACCTACTATGCAGGTACCGGGATTATTGCTCACTGACTGCATACGCGGGAACCGGCAAAGAAAGAAACGGCTAAGGTGAAGCGCCGCCGGAGGATGACAAAACCCAAAGAGCCGGAAGCAAAGCAGGGGGATACCTGATCGGGACGGATGAAAACGTGCTGGTTCTGAACCGAACCTATGCGAACCGCAGTAATGCAGAGCGGGCTGCAGCGCGGCGTGGCGACATTTTCCCTGCAGCTGGCAGAGGGCCGCGCGGATCTCTATACGGAAATGCCCGTGAAGGTCACCGGCTTTAAACAACCCATTGATGATGCGGAATGGACCATCACGACGTTAACGCACACGGTAAACCCGGATAGTGGATTTACGACCAGCATCGAGCTGGAAGTGAAAATTGATGGTTTAGTAATGGACTGAGGTTTTCAAAAGAGAACTTAAAGTTCACAAAATGAAATAATGTTGTATCATTATTGCGATTTCAGCAAAAATGGCGGGGACGTAAAATGATGATTTGCCCATTATGTGGAAGTGCAGCCCATACTCGCAGCAGTTTCCAGGTCTCTTCAATGACCAAAGAACGTTACAACCAGTGCCAGAATATCAACTGCAGCCATACGTTCGTAACGCATGAGACTTTTGTTCGCTCAATTTCTACACCTAAAGAGGCCCATCCTGTGCAGCCTCACCCCACAAATTCAGGCCAGGCTGCGCTGGCTCTTTGAGGCTGTCGCCACTTTGTCGCCATGACTTAAAAAGAAGGTTTGTAACTCAATGATTTTAAAGGCCGTAAAATTCAGGAAACAAAAAACCCATCAACCTTGAACCGAAGTGGCGGGGTTGATGGGCTCCACAAAATGGGGACATCAAAGAAAAGCAGTGGCATTACTTATGACTGATGCCCTGAGAAAAAGTTCTGCCTGTGACGGCTTTTTTCTCAAAAATTTATTGTAGCCCTGGCCAGATGATCACGATGAGCGTCCCGGCAAGGGTAAGCAGCACGTTGGCGATGGCGTAGGTGCCTGCGTAGCCGAGCGCCGGAATGTTGCTGCGCGCGGTATCGCTGATGATCTCCATTGCCGGGGCGCAGGTGCGGGCGCCCATCATGGCGCCAAACAGCATTGCCCGGTTCATGCGCAGCACATAGGCGCCGAACAGGAAGCAGATCACTACCGGCAACAGGCTGACAATAAGCCCTGCCGCCAGCATCTGACCGCCGACGGCGCCCAGACCGTTATTGATCCCGGCCCCGGCGCTGAGTCCGACCCCGGCCATAAACACCATCAGGCCAAACTCTTTCACCATGTTCAGCGCCCCCTGCGGGATATAGCCGAAGGTTGGGTGGTTGGCGCGCAGGAAGCCAAGCATAATGCCGGCGAACAGCAGGCCGGCGGCGTTGCCGATGCCGAAGCTAAAAGAGCTGAACTGGAAGGTGATCATGCCGATCATCAGGCCGACGATAAAGAAGGCGCAGAAGGCCAGCAGGTCGGTCACCTGGCTGTGAATGGAGATGAAGCCGATGCGGTCGGCCACGGTTTTTACGCGGCGGGCGTCGCCGCTGACCTGCAGCACGTCGCCTTTGTTCAGCACCACGTTATCGTCGATAGGCATTTCAATCTGGCTGCGGATCACCCGGTTTAAGAAACAGCCGTGGTCGGTGAGCTTCAGCTGCGCCAGGCGGCGGCCGACGGCGTTGTGGTTTTTGACCACAATCTCTTCGGTGACGATGCGCATGTCGAGCAGATCGCGGTCGAATACCTCTTTGCCGTTACGGAAGCTCGGGTCGAGGCGAGCGTGCGCGTCCGGATAGCCCACCAGCGCAATATCGTCGCCCATCTGCAGCACCGCGTCGCCGTCCGGGTTGGCCAGAATGCCGTTGCGGCGGATGCGTTCGATATAGCAGCCGGTCTGGCGATAAATCCCCAGTTCGCGCAGATTTTTGCCATCCGCCCAGGCCACCAGCTCCGGGCCAACGCGGTAGGCGCGGATCACCGGCAGGTACACTTTACGTTTTGAATCGGTATCGAGGCCGCGCTCGCGGGCAATTTGCTGGGCGCTGGTCTGCAGATCCTGATGCTGCAGCTTGGGCATATAGCGGGCGCCGACGATCAGACTCACCAGGCCGACCAGGTAGGTCAGGGCATAGCCGAGGCTCAGATGGTCAAGCGACTGCGCCAGCTGATCGCTGGGCAGGCCGAAATGGCGCAGGGTGTCGCCCGCGCCCACCAGCACCGGGGTGGAGGTCATGGCGCCCGCCAGCATACCGGCGGTAAGACCAATATCCCAGCCGAACACTTTGCCCAGCACGGTGGCGATCAGCATCGCGCTGCCGACCATCACCAGCGCCAGCATCAGGTAGTTTTTGCCGTCGCGGAAAAAAATGGAAAAAAAGTTGGGCCCGGCTTCCACGCCGACGCAAAAAATAAACAGCATAAAGCCGAGATTAAGGGCATCAGTGTTAATCGCGAAATGCTGTTGACCTAATAAGAGAGAAACGACTAAAACGCCAATGGAATTACCAAGTTGTACTGAGCCGAGACGCAGTTTTCCCAGGCATAGTCCTAATGCAAGTACAACGAATAATAACAGGATGTAATTCCCGTTTAACAAATCTGCGACGTTTATATTCACGAAAGCCAACTTCTCATTTACTAGTAAGTTGTTGAAGGAAATGGTTATTTGGTCTAAGGTTGCTCAGGCGTTCGCGTTGTGGCGAACCTATTCTGGCACCCTGTTATAACCAGCAAAAATATACCCGCTAGTTTAATCCTTCCTGGATGCGGCGGCTAGTGACAATCGTTTTTAGGCTGGTAGGGGAGTTATTGGCATGGATTGCCGAAATGCTTTATCTGACTGGGCGACGTGGACGTGAGTTAGAGGCAACATCAGGAGGATACGGTGAAGTCTGAGCGTAGTTGGGCCGGTATTATCTGCGGCTTCGTTCTGTTCATTGTGGTGTGCTTATCGCTGCTATTACATATGAAAGGGGCCTTTCGCGCCAGCGGCAACCCGGAGCTGGGCCTGCTCTTCTTTTTGCTGCCAGGGGCGGCGGCGAGCTGCCTCTCTCCCGGACAGCGGGTACTGCGTCCTTTGCTGGGTGCGATGCTGGCGGCGCCGGTCTGTATGGTGACGATGCGGCTGTTCTTCGTGACGCACAGAACGTTCTGGCAGGAGATGGCGTGGGTACTGAGCGCGGTGTTCTGGTGCGCACTCGGGGCGTTGTGCTTTTTGTTTATCTGCGCCTGGCTTGATACCTGGCGCAGTCACTCATCGAGCAAATAA